AAGCCGGTACGCACGGAATCGCGCACTTTTTCGCGCACGATCTTCACGCATGAACGCCCGTCGCGAGAACAAGCCCATGAACGATGCGAAATCAATCCCATGCAATCAGCCATAGCAACAAGATCGCAACAAGGCGGAAGGGTGAGATTGGGGTGAGGCTGACGGCAAGATTACGGCAATGGTTACCAGGTTGGTTACCAGCAAAGGTGACCACGCCGAACGGTAAGGTCGCGGTAAGGCGCTGCGCGGGCGTTCTGGCTGATTCTGCTTTATTCAATCTGATTCGACTTTACCACTTTGCAAACTATTGACGCTCGTCTACGGAATGATAATACTGTGCCTAAGCCACTACACGGCACTACAAAACGCGAGGGACGCACCATGAAGGCCGTTGTTTATCTGCGAGTGAGTACAGAACGCCAAGGCGACAGCGGTCTAGGCATCGAGGCGCAGCGGGACTACATCGCCCAAGCAGCCAAGTCGAAGGGCTGGGAACTGATCGCAGAGTTCACAGACACCGCGTCCGGGACTATCGCCCCCACCGAGCGCACCGAGTGCATCAAGGCGATCAACACGGCAAAGGAGCTGGGCGCCGTCCTGGTAGTGGCCAAGCTGGATCGCCTGAGCCGTGACGTTGAACACATCGCCGGCCTGATGAAGCGCGTCCCGTTCAAGGTCGCCACGATGCCCGACGCTGATGCCTTTCAGCTCCATATCTACGCCGCCCTGGCGCAGCAGGAACGCGAGTTCATTGCAGGCCGTACCCGTGATGCCCTGGCCAGCCTCAAGGCGCGGGCGGAGAGTGGCGACCAGGTTGCACGGGACAAGATCAAGCGCCGGGACGCTGGCCGGGCTATGGCACACAAGCGGGGCACCGGAACCGCCGTAGCCGCCGCAGTGAGCGCCGCCGACGCCTACGCAAAGACCGTAGCCGACAGCATCAAGGCCGCACGGCATGACGGCATAACGACCCTCGTCGCCTGTGCTGACTACCTGAACCGGCGCGGGATGAAGACCCGGCGCGGCGCAGAGTTCACGGCGACAGCGGTCAAGCGCCTGGCCGAACGGCTGCAAATCACCTTCCCTTAAAAAACATCTGTTCATCCATACAGTAAAAATTGGCATTAAGTCTGATTAGCGCTAATATATGTGTGTAATGTTATTACATGTCATGAGGCTAGACAGATGACCACCACCCCAAAGATTCGCGGACGCCAGCACAAGCCGACCCGCTCTGAAGTGGCTGCGAACTACGAGCGGCTGCGAGCTGCTGCTGACAAGGGCAACGTCCAAGCATCCGCGTTGCTGATCGCACTGGCTGAGAACCGCCCCGTCCTGCCAGCAGGGGGCGTCGCCGCATGACTGACAGCCGCCCGAAGAACCTGCGAGACGTGAGCGCAAGCAGCCAATGCCGCCGACTTCTGGAGCGGCTGCGCCTTGGTCACATCAACTCTTTCGAGATCACCGCAGAGCTGAACATCTGCCGCCCTGGTGCGCGGATTTCTGAGCTGCGATCCGAAGGCCATCCGATCAAGTCTTACCGGACCACCATCGAGGACGCTTATGGCTACAAGCACCCCGGCGTGGCCGTGTACTACCTGAGCGCCGAGCCGGTGGCAGAGGTCGCCTAATGCTGAGAGCAACCATTACCGGGCAGATCACCAGCGCCGTACAGCACGACGAGAAAGGACGCCGGTACTGCACCGTTTACAGCGACCAGGCCCGCCGATCTGTGCGCGTCCTGGTTCGCAACGACAGACACGCCGAGCTGTTAGGCCAACTCCCCAAAGGGGCGCGCCTTAGCGTGACTGGGGATCTGCACAGTCGGGGCGCTATCGGCCCCAAGGGGCAGACCCTCGCCTATCTGCACATCGAAGCGCAGACCATCAAAATCCATGAGGCCCAACAATGACCGACACCGCACCCGACAGCGCCGAAATGAGCGCAGAGATTGAACGGCTACGCGCCAAGAATGCTGAGCTACTGGCCGAGCTGAAGACCTTCAAGAGCAAGGCCACCGACAGCGGTACCGAACTGGAGGCGCTGCGCTCACAGGTGGATGAGTACCGCCTGCAACGCCCCGTGGCTGACCTGCTAAGCAAAGTCCTGGTGGCGAGCAAGTATTCAGCGGCTGAACTGGCCGAACACTTCAAGTTCGAGCTGAACGAAGCCGGCGAAATCGAGATGCGTGACGCCGAAGGAAAGCCGGTCATGGTCGCTGACAAGGTTGACGGCGAGAGCGTGACGCGCCCGATCAAGCTGGAGGAGGACGAGGTTTGGCGCTACCTGGCGCACGATTACGGCAAGCTGAACCACATTGTCCGTGGCAGCAAGGCGTCTGGCAGCGGCGCACCGCCAAGCGGCCGGCCATCTAGCGCACCGCACCGCCAAGCCCCGGCAGCGCCCAAGGGTGAAGGTTTCGGCCTGCGTTAACTGATTACCGGGCGTCGGTTTCGAGTGTGAGCCGCCGCCCTGCTGGCCCTGTGGGCCTCCCCCTTCACGCTCTGGCCTGTGGCCGTCACTGCAACACCCTCGCCCTGTGGGCACCCCTTCCGCTGAGTCTGTGACCCCGCGAATCAATACCTTCTGATTCGAGGCAACACCCAATGACGACCCGTATTAGCGACATCATCGTTCCCGAAGCTTTCACCGGCTATCTCGTGCAAAACGCCATGGAGCGAACCGCCCTGGTCGAGTCGGGCATCCTGGTCCCCAATGACGTGATCCGCACCCAACTGAAGGCCGGCGCGCACAGTTTCAACGTGCCGTTCTGGCGCGACCTGGGCAACGAGGAAGCCGACACCGTAAACGACAACCCCGCTGACCTGTCCGTCCCGCTGAAGATCCAGACCGGCAAGCAACTGATCCGCAAGAGCTTCTTGCACCAGTCCTGGTCGGCAATGAACCTGGCAAGCGAGCTGGCCGGCTCCGACGCCCTGAATGCTATTCAGACCCGTGTGACTGCCTACTGGAACCGCCAGCTACAGCGCCGCCTTGTATCGACCCTGAACGGCATCATCGCGGACAACGTGGCCAACGATGCTTCCGACATGGTGTTGGACATTTCCGCGGAGACTGGCACCGCGGCTGATTTCAGCCCTGCCGCTGTGATCGACGCGACCGGCACCCTTGGCGATGCGATGGGCAGCGTGGTCGGGATCGCGATGCACTCCGACCTGTACCGCCGCGCCCTGAAAGCCGATCTGATCGAATACATCCAGCCGAGCGCCGGTTCCATACGGATGCCGACCTATCGCGGCCTGGCTGTGATCGTGGATGACGGAATGCCGGTGGACGCTGGCGTCTACACCTGCGCCCTGTTCGGCCAAGGCGCCGTTGGCTATGGCGTCACTGCCCCGGCCATCGCTGAAGGCACCGAGGTCGAGAACCTGCCGAGCGCGGGCAAGGGTGGCGGTCAGCAAGTCCTGCACAGCCGCGTGAACCTGGCAGCGCACCCGCTGGGCTTCGCCTGGGTAGAGGGCACGATTGCCGGCGAGTCTCCGACCATTGCCGAGCTTGGCGCCGCCGCCCATTGGGACCGCGTTGTAGAGCGTAAGGCCGTGCCGCTGGCCTTCCTGCGCTGCAAGTAAGAGAGGGAGGGGGCAGCAATGCCCCCTCGTTTACCGATGCTAAGACCAATCGAACGAGGCGAAGTGATCCACCGGGCAATGCTGGGCCTTGCCCCGAAGTATCACACCAGGTTGAAACACCAGGGGCGAACGCTCGCCATCCTGCAAGGTGACACCGAACAAGAGGCCGTAGAACGAGCGCAGAGGCTCGCAGAGGCGTTATTCCCATCAGGGGCACCCGTGACTATCGAAGCGGCGTCATAACCCCGCAAAACGCACCACAAGAGACGAGAGGGGCATTCATGGGCATTGGGTACGGGCGACCGACAGAGCAGCAGGTAACAATCCCGCGTGAACTGGCCGTGCTGATCGTGAAGAAGGCCGTGGCCATGGCTGAAAAGCTCGAGAACCAGGCAATCGACCAGATGACCAGGGACGCCCGCCGCGCACTACAGCGAGGCACCGACCCTGCCGTCATCGTCCGCCAGTTGGGGCTGTGACGCTAAGGTGACGCTAAGGTCGCCCCGCGTTGCCGCACGGGAGCGATTTGGCAGATTTGCCCTATTTTGGCTTTATTCAATCAAACCACTGACGACCGTCTAAGGAATGACAAACAGCAGATCGGGCCTGATTGCTTCCTTAAATGTTTGTTTAGGGAAGTAATCGAGGCGCGCTAGAGTGTCGGGCAACCGACAACCCTACCCGGCAGCGCCCTACATGCCAGCTTTCACCCTCGGAAGACTCGCCAAGCTCTACGGAATGCACCGCTCGACCGTCTATGAAGCCGTCGAGAAAGGCCGCGTATCTGCTGGGCTGGATGGCAAAGGCCAGAAGGTTATCGACCTGTCAGAAGCGATCCGCGTATGGGGCGAGCCGCCGACAGACCAGACAGCGAAACCCGACACCCGACAGCCTGCGCCATTGGCTGACCCGACATACCCGACAGACGCGCTTCAGCCGCTCCTGGAGGAACTGCGCCTGCTGCGTGAAGAGGTGGCCGGGCTGCGTGCTGAGCTGCGTCTGCTCGAGCACAAGCCGGATAAACCGCCAACGGTGGAGAAGGGGGGCGAGCAACCCCCGTCCGGTCCGGCGAGGTCATTTGCTGACCTTTTGGCATCACTAGATATGGGGGGTAGCGAAACGTGACAAGCACAAGGCGAGAGGCGTAGGATTGCGCGGAACCGCTTTATTGCAGGCATGAAAAAGCCCGCAAACCTTTGGCGAGGTGCGGGCTTTAGGAATCACCACCGGGCAAGTGAGATTCGCAAGAACAGGAGCGATACTAGATGAAAAGAGGTTTGCCGTACAGACCTGTTAATCCATCCAGTTCGCCCCGTTCGCCGCGTTTCTCGCAGAACAGCGAGAACGACTGAATGGCAACCAAAGCCAGAAAAACGGCATCAACAGCCAGCATCAAGCAGGCTGCATACATCAAAGGTTTCGGCGATTACCTAATCGGAGCAGATCCGGTATTGGCGACCCTTCCCGAATGTGACCAGAGCGAGCTGATCGGCATTCTCTACAGTGCCCACGTTGGCAGGTTCACCCACAATTCGGGCAACAAGGGTTCGTTTCCGATCCATTGGAAGGCGAAGCAAGAGAAGTTCGGCACCGCCTCCCACTTCAACAAATTGAACGCGGCACTAGACTGGTTCACTAAGGTAAGAGGCGCGGCAATTGGTAAGCGTGCCGAGGAGTGGACATTGACTGCTAGAGCAAAAAAACTCCTGTCAGGGTATCTCGACCAGGGCAAACAGCAGCACTTGCCGTTCTTCGATATGGAGGACGCTGATCGTGCTTTTGTGGATAGTGAAAAGCGCCCATGTCGCAAGCCGCAAAGCCCTATTTCATCGAAGGCCAGCAACGGCACGAATACCAAATTTAAAGCCTGGGATCTCGCCCTAAACGTCTACATTGACGGCGACAACCTGCACGCATTCCTGCACGCCGCTACCGCCCGCCTACACGGCGACACCTGCCCGCGGGGTTTTGAGTGGGCTTGGAAATCATGGGATGCCATCGAGTCACGTCGAGGCGCTACCGCCCTGGAGCGCCGACTAAGCGAAACGATCGCACAGGCTGGCGACTTTCTGCGCACCGCCTGGGTATCGAAGCTGAAAGGCTTCGTTGTTCACCAGAGCTATGAGGAAACCACCAGCGGTCGGCTATTGGCTCAGGGTTTGTTGAACCTGCAAACCTGCCACCGTGAGGTGCGGGCGGCGTGCCTGCCAGCCCACTACGACTACGACATTGAATGCTGCCACTACGCCCTTCTGGCCAGCCTGGCGCAGCGGCAAGGCTGCAAAACTCCGCGCATAGATGCCTATGTCAGCGACAAGAAGAAGTTGCGCCGCGAAGTAGAAATGGCATCAGGCGGCACCTACGAAGAAGCCAAGCAGATCATTACCTCGCTGATTTACGGCGCCCCGCTGACTGCCAGCCCGCAAGGCTCCATCGCTGAGCTGGTCGGCATTCAAGCTGCTGAGAGGCTTTGCCGGCTGCAACCGTTGGTCGAGCTATATGCCGAACTGAAGACAGCCCGTGATGCCGTGCTGGAGAGCCACAGACCAGAAGCGGAACGCTATGGCAGGATCACCAACGCCGCAGAGCGCCGCATTTCGACCAAGGGTCTGCGCCGCAGCCAGCTCCTATCGCACATCCTCACCGGCGAGGAATCAGAGGTACTCAAGGCGGCTATTGCCAGCCAGAGCGCCGATATCGTCTTGCTGGCACACGATGGCTTTGTCACTACCCAGCCCATCGACAAAGCGGCACTAGAGGCCAAGATCCTCCGAGCAACAGGGCATCGCCTCAGTCTCGACTGCAAGCCATTCCCCGCCGCCGTCTGATACCCATAGAACTAAAGAAGCTCACCAGCCTGTAACCCGCGTGGTTGCTGGGCTGGAGGGGTATCGGGTGCATCTAGTGGAGAGGTTAAAGGCTCCATGCTCTGCCGCTTCTCGCTGTAATGCCTGAAAAAGGGCTTTAGGAGACCGGGCGGCGCACGACGTGTTTTTTTTCCGAACCAGTTTGATTCGCCCAAATGCCGGGGCGTGCTCTGCCGATTCGTGGCCTATCAGACCCGCCACCAGTTCGCCAGATTTCAACCAGGAGCGCGCCCCCGTTTCGGGGTAGTGGTCCAGTTCGGGACCATCTACCTGTTGACGTGTGTTCGCCCGTGTTCTATTGTGTGTCACACCAGAACACAGAGGAACACGAATGGCACACCTGACGCTTCGCCTACCTGACGAAACCTTGAAACAAGTGGATGAGCTGCGCGAGCTGCTGGAGAAGCAGAACGGCATTCCCGTTAACCGCGCCGATGCGCTGCGGATGCTCATCACAAAGGGTATCGAGATGCGAATGAGAGAGGACGCCCAAAAGGGCTAAAGAAGGCGCTGACCCGGTGCTACCAACACCAGGCCAGCTACACACCGGCAACCACTGAGAGGCACGCCGATATGCAACGCAAGAATATCACCGTTCGACTGTTCAACCTGGCCGGGGAGATCCTTGGCAACCTGACGCTACCGGCATCGTTCCGGCTGGCCGATCTGGCCGCGCTGAAGACCTTGGGCACAGCCCGCGTGGAGGTTCTGAGCTGACCGACAGTCGGCCTCAAGTAACCGAATCGCCAACACGATAACCACGCAAACCATGCGGCTGTTAGGGACCAGGGGAGGGACCGCAGCCGCAGCTCAAGGAGTAGTACCGAATGACCGCAATGAACGCAGCAGTTGAAACAGCAGTTAGCCCAATCGACGCGTACGACAACGTGACCCAAGCCCGCGAGATTCTGCAATGGATGGAGGCATTAGGGGCCGCGACGACTGCCGCACTAAAGGCCAACAACCTGTCACGCGCCAATGCGCTAGCGGGCCTGACGTCATACCTGGGGAACGACTGGGCGAATCACTTCGATTGCCTAGCCGAAGCCTTGGACAAGCAGCACGGCCTCAAATAGTCCAACCAGCAACACCAGACCCCGCCAAGTGCGGGGTTTTTTATTGCTGGTGACCAGCCGGTGACCGCTAGAAGTGACCAGTTCGCAGGCAGTTCGCGCAATTGGTTCGCACCTGGTACGCAAGCCGGTACGCACGGAATCGCGCACTTTTTCGCGCACGATCTTCACGCATGAACGCCCGTCGCGAGAACAAGCCCA